ATCTTGAAATTGCCATAATTTATCTATCTTATTTTGTTTCTCCAAAAATATCAAGGCTTGGCATAAGAACTTTTATATCTCTTCGAATGTCTGTCTCAGGTATACCCTTTGATTTCCATTCATTATCATCCTTATATTCCTCACCTGTTTTAAGGTTAGTTATTTTTTCTATTATTTTCTCTGGTTTTATGACGTTCATTTTCCTCCTATGTTCTGTCAAATTCTAGTATTGATACTGTGCCTTCAAATATGTCAGCTGTTGCTGCTTGTAATTGTAACTTGTCGCTTTCTTCTAATATAATTGTACCATCAGATATAGACTTAGAATTTCCTGAGTTTACAGTGTGTTCTGCAAATTGATAAGCTCTACCTGCAGACGTATCATATACATAAGCTTTAATCTCAACATTACCTGATCCAACATTAGCTGTATGAATGTTTTGAATGATTGCTCTAGACTCAGTTGGTACAGTGTAAATATCTGTAGCATTAGTTGTTGTTAAATCAAACTGTGCGTTTTTATATCTATTAGCCATTATGCTTCACTTCCACTGCTCATGAACCAAGTAAATCTTTGCGACTCATCTCTTAGCTCTTGTTGGAAAGTTGAGTTTAATTTTTCAATCAATCCATCTAAATCTCTAACTAAAGAATCAGCATCTTGTTGTCTGTATTCTTTACTGGGTCTAGTAAATACTACTGTTACTTTTGCCATTACAGACCGTAACCAAAACCTTGTCGTCCACCAGAGTCATAAGAATATCCACCAGTCGGTCCACCTGAATCCTTGGTCCCTGGTCCATCACCACCGCTTCCTGGTCTTCTACCTCTTCTCTGTGATTCAAGATTTGCTGCTGCTTTATCTCTTGCATCTTTTAAAGCTTTTGCTTCTCTATCTTTTAATGCTTGTAAATCTTTTAATCTTTGTTCAAGAACTTTTGATTTCTTTTTCCCTAAAGTTTTTTGTATGGTTGCCATTCTTTTATCAATAGCTCCACTTAATCCATAGTTAGTATCTGTTCCAAATAAACCACCTGATACAGTATTGTATTGATCCATTCCAGGTATTTGAGACATCAATCCTCTAGTTGAAGGATCAGAATAAAAATCATCTATGGTATTTTGTCTATAATCTCTTTCAGGCAACATTCCAAGTAATGCTCCAATTCCAGGTACACCTGTTATTAACGATGCTATTCCACCAATAGCTGATTTTCCTAAATCAAAACCTTTACTAATACCAGATCTTGCTTTATCAAAAATAGTATTTCCAGGATTACCTTTTTGCATTAAAGTATTATCTATAAAACCCGTTCTTGGGTTATTAAAAAATTGAGGATTTTGTATTCGACTCATTAAACTTGTGGGGGCATCTTTAAAATTAAATCCTGGTATTTCTTGATAATCTTCATTATCAATTACAAAATTATTAATTTGATTTTGATAACCAAATGGATCAGGATCTCCCTGAACTCCACCCATAATTTTATCTTGATATAAATCTGTTATTGCCATTATCGTCTTCCATCAGGTTGTGTGTCTAATCTAAAAGTACCTAGCTTCCAGCTCTGATTAGCCGCTGTATTAGCTACCTTTAAAGATATAGCTCGTGCTCTTGCACGAGTGTCTACCTTATCAGTAGATGAGGTAATTGTAAAGGGTCCAAGTGGTGAGCTTGCTTGAGAACTATTAGGATAATTTTTAAGCTGTAATGTTATTTGAGTATTGCCTGTTTGAGATAAAAAGTCAGGCACAAATCTTCTAATCTTCATAATGTATTCACCATCTCCTTGAAAGTCAGCAATACCTGTCATTTGACTACCAACGACTCTTTGAGTAATATCAAAGTCTCCTGATTCAATGTTAGAAGCAATTACATTTATACCACTTGCTAATGCTTCATCCGTTCCTTTTTCATGTTCAAAGTATATTGTACTACCTTCAGTATTACCAACAACATCAAACGATGCATCATCACCTGCAGTAAAACTAGTTGCATGTGGTAAACCAAACACAGCTGAATCTTGCCATGCGCCTCTTGCTAATGTTCCTGTTGTCCAAACAGGTCTATTAGGACGTGAGTCAAGATAATTATAAGTTACACATCTATTAATAACTGTTGAACTTTCTGTACAATAAAACCAAGTAATTTCACCAAACAAGTTGTTTAATCCAACATTTACTAATTGGTTAGCAGTTGTGTTTAAATCATCAAAAACAAAGTCTTCTACTAAACAAACCATAGTCTCTAAATTACCAGAGTATTTAAAGAAACCATTTTCTGACATCCAATATGCAGCACCATCAACTTCTAATGCAGCGTTCTGTCCAATTAAACCACAGTTAGTTCCTACTTGTTGAAAACCAAATGTAAATGGTTGACCAATAAATCTCATAGTAAATAAAGATGTATCAGTCCAAACATAGATTGCATCTCTACCTCTGACCGCACCTACAATTTTAGACCCATCAGCAAGTCTTTGTGTACCTGCTGTATTGACTGCTGTTGGTTGATAAGTATTAATATCTTCTTGATCCGAGAACCTTATAAACATTTCATCTTGTGTAGTTGGATCACCAATAGTTGTTTCTGTTCCAAAAAATACTAAGTGTCTATCAGGTGTTGATACTAACATATCACGTGATGCTGTTGGTGCACCTGTAATAATTGTTGCTCTATTGGTTACAGCGTTTGTTGCATTAGAGTCCCATTCAAATACTTGTGCATTATGGATTAATGCAATTACTTTATCTCCAAAATTGTCAATAGACCATAAACCTGGATCAACAACTAAGTCACCTGATGCTGCTTCACCCCAAGCAATGTAATCAGAACTATTTAGTATAGTTGCACCATTTGAATGTGTTGCAGCTGTTGTGTTTCTAACTCCTCTTGTAACACCAGTTAAAGTATTACTACTTATACCTGTGTATGAAATTTCTTCTGAACCTATTTGTATAAAATTTGTACCTGATGTTGGAAACAAAGATGCATCTGTTAATACAATAGTTGTAGTCACAGCATTGATACTACCATTTAAAGTTGTATTTGCTTCACCTGTTACAGTTCCACCCCAAGAAGCTAATCCCCAACCAAAACCAGGTAATTGTTCTGCGGGTCCTACTGGATAGTAATGTTGCATTCTAATACCACCTGATGTAGTTGCACCTGAACCTGTCTCTGCTGATGGCATTGTGATAGTTAAAGTTGTTCCTGTTGGAACAGATGTCACCATAAATTTTTTATCATCAAAGTCTGATGCTGAATAGTTTGAGTTTGTAATAGCTGTAAAATTATCTAAAAGTAAAATATCGTTGACTGCTATATTGTGGTCCGTGCTGAATGTTAAAGTAACCGTTGCTGAACCATTCGTTGTACTAAATGCATTAGATAATGTTGTAGTAGTTTTAATTGGATGAATGTCATAGAATACACCCCCTGTGTAAGCGTATAAAATTCTGTTTGTGCCTATGATTGCAAACTTGTTACCAGACTTGTTAACTAAATGATGTAAAGCTCTTGCAGCTCCTGTTAATTTTGATTCTCCTAATTGTGACCAACCACCTATTTTTTCAGGTGTACCATATCTAAAACGTACATTGTCCCCATCAACCCATTGTCCTTCAGCTGTGGTTTCTGTAATCTGTTTATTGAATCCAGGTTGGAATCCGATTTTTTGTAGCATATAACCTCATCCTATTACATATTCCTTATTGGTGGAATACCCAATAATGGTCGTTTATCAAATTTATTTTTTTCGGCGAACGGACCATTTCTGTGGTTATAGTGTAAAAATACTTGACCACAAACCTGACCTTGAAATGGCTCTCGCCAATGTTCGAGTTCACAGCCACTATATACTAACATGTCTCCTACTTCAAGCAAGACTTTTGTGCCTTTTGGAGCGTTGGGTTTATGTATATTCTTGTATTCATCAATGACAGAATTAGCACCTGTGCCATCTATAAAAATAGGCCAAGGATCACCACCTAAATGTACAGTAGTAGATATCTCGCAACTAGGTCTGTCTTTGTGTCTTTTTAATTCATCTCCATTTTTATATAGTCTTGCATATGAATAAGTTGGTACTAAATCTAATCCTGTTTCTTGAGCCATGATTGGTAGCATCTTGACTAGTAAAGTTTCCATTACATTATCAGCATAATGTGAGTATGTATTTGGAATCTGTTGATCAGTCCATGTACCAAACATACCGTTGTCATAAGTTATGTTATTGTCATACATAAATTTAACTGCATCTCGTTTAAGCAAGAAATAGTTAAATATAAAGTTAGCTAACTCGTAGCTTACTGCACCTTTAATTACTTGATATTTATTGAAAGCCATCTTGTATAAAATTAAAACTTACTGATATTCTTATATCATTTGATTTGTTTTCTTCAACACAATGCCACAACCATGCTGGAAACATTATTATTCTACCTTCAACAGTATCTAAATGAACTTCTCTCCATAAATGTTTTGGTGGTTGACCTGGTTTTCTTGCAGGCATGTTTGTTTGTATTCCTGGTCTTGGATCATTAAAAACTATCTTACCACAATTGGGTGGCGTCTTTACATAATACACACCACTATATAAACTGTTAGGATGTATGTGAGGTCTATTATACCCACCAGGATAATTTATATTAGCCCACATATTACCTAATCTTGGTTGTCTATCTAACCATTCTTGTTTAAATATTTCATGTTGCATTTTAAATAACTCATCTACTAAAGGTTTAAATTGTGGTATTTCATGCATATTAGTTTGACTGTGCCAACCGTTCATATTTGTTTTCTTTACACCTTTGTCTTGTTTAGACCAAGCAACAATATCATTAGCTAGTTGTTGATTATCTAGTTTGACATCTTCAGCAAATATAAGAGTTGGGAAAAATCCTTCAGCAATCATCTAAATGGTTTACCTCCAAACCAAACAACAAGTGATTGTCTAACACCACGCTTAACAACATTAACTCTATGATTTAAAAACGATGCAAATATAATTGCATGACCTTGTTTAAGTTCTGCAAATTTACCTGGTGCCATCAACTCTAAATCCCCACCTTCAAACTCTGATGGGTCATTTAACAAAAGAGTCATTGATATTTTTCTAACTGGTGGTTCGTGTTCCATGTTCACATCACAATCCATATGCCAATCATAGAATCCACCTTCTGGATATTCTGTAAACTGTGCATTTTCTGATACCTGTATGTCACCAAAACCAAAATGATTTTCATTGG